TTGAGCACCTGTAGCACCCGTTGAACCTTCTGGACCAGCGACACCTTGAGCACCCGTTGCACCTTGAGCACCTTCTGGACCCACAGCGCCTTGAACACCATCAGCACCTTGAGCACCTGTTGGACCTTGAATAGAACCACCGTCTACCCATGCAGTACCATTCCAGATAAATAGTGAATCTGTATCTTGTACAATATATGCATCGCCAACTACCGCATCATTTGGAAGATTACCAATACTTTGTACATTGCCTTTAAATACAATGCCCATACCCGGTGTTCCAGCAGCACCTTGAGCGCCCGCTGCACCTTGAGCACCTACAGTACCAGCGCCACTAGCACCGCCGTATGTATCAAGCATATACGTTACTGATTGGCCAACTGCAAATGTATAAGGGCTTTCAACAGGAGAATATGAGTTATCCTCGTAGGTTACGAAAACTTCAGTGTAATCATTATCATTATCATCACCACCGCCTATTTCAGCATTAATTCTGCTGTAGCCAGTAATTTCGTAAATAGCGTATCTTTCTGGATTATCAACATCTACGATTGTAATAGTTGCACCTAAAGCAGGATTACCAAGGTCTCTCTTAGACAAATAATTTTCTAGAAGAACGTTTCTTACATTATATTGATCTAGATTATAAAACTTGATAGATGATACAAGCGTTGGATTTGATGAATTGAATGTAACTGATTTTAGATCAGGGTTTGAACCATCAATAGCTGAAACATTATATAAAACTTTTGCAACATTGCCAGGACCCGATGCTGTTGAACCAGAACCAGAACCTGAAGTGCCTGAACCACTGCCAGCACCTGGAACCGATGATCCATTATTATCACCAATCAAAAGTTGTGGTAAAACATACGTCTTAGCAGATGGATAATAGTTTGAATATGTAATTGTTACTTGTGCGTATACATTACCCGCAGCCATTGAAGCTGCTTGCTGCGCCGTAACACTAAATGAAATATGACCTTGTGTAGATGAAGCTGGAGCACCAATTGTTAGTGGATTTGTTTGTCCAGGAATAATTGGGTTTGAATATTGGTAGGTTTTTTGACCAAATGAATTATAAAGAGATACGGTAATTGCATCAGCATCTGCCGCATTTAATTGATTATTAATATAATCTTTATAAAGAATAAGTTCAACCGTTGTAGCAACACCTTGTTGTAGTGAAATCCCCATAGGGATAAAAGCCATAATGTCGTCTTTAGAAACGTAAGGCATAATTTTGGTATCTTATTTTGTATTTCTTTTATATATCTTATGTATTTTAGGCAAAGTCCCTAACAAGTGCATTAAACAAGACCGCTTTAGCTACTGGAAGTATAGCATCTTCAAACGGTATATCCTTAAAAGCAATGCCTAATCTGCAAAACATTAAAGTCTCATTTTCATTTTGATATTGATCATAAAACTTTACAATATTTTCTTGATTATTCTCAAATACTTCAATATTTTTTAGTTGAATTTGTCTCCAAGAATTAGACATTTTAGTTGGTTTATCAAAATAAAATGTGTATATGGATTCATTATATGGAATGATCATGTATCCGGCATTTAAAAGCGATTGTTTTTTTGGAATCCAAGTCAATCGAATACTTGATTCAACTTTTCTCCAAATTTCACGGGCGTCCATATAGACATCACCAAATTCTACAATAGCTTCATCTACAATATCATCTACAATACGATGATTTAGGGCATCATCAGTTTGTAAGTCTTCATAGATTATTTCAAAATTGATAAAGTCAATATCCTTTGGGACTCTTAATTGTTCGTCCTTGACTTCAATTTCATATTTTATACGATACAGTGAATCTAGCTGATTTTCGACATATTCGATAACCGGCCAGACTTTGTGTTCTTTTAAATCCTTTCTAAGACGTGACAAAATTGCCAACATCCTATAATGTTTCAATTCATAATCAACAGGACCATCTGTTAACCATGACATGTTGTCTTCATTTGCCATACCAAGTATATATCAGTATAGCGTTTTAGTCATCTTTTACCAGAGTGATTTATTTTGCACTATTTTTTTCCAGTGTGGTGCTAATTTTCGCTCTTTTGGTTTTAGAATATGGCGTGGTTGTTGGTGTTGCATCCTTGGTATCAATTGAATTTCTTCAAACGATTTTAGGGGACGATTTTCAACAATTGCCTTTATATAAAAATAGAGATCACGTGTTGTACCATCAAACGTTTCCATAATTTCAATAACCATGTCAACATTGATATGAAATTCTTTGGCTAATTCATCTTGTAGCGCAATTAAACGATTGTGCTCATTTTCAAGATGTGTTTCCATCATAATCTTGATGCGCTTATTTTTCTTTTGGCGCTCTTGAACTTTAAGTTCTTCAAGCGTATCATGATGGTACCCCTGCATTGCATCAATTTCTGCACATTTTAGGCGATATATCTCTTCTTCTAAATATGTTTCAGCACCGAGCGGATCTTGTTCAAATTCACCAAATTCAATTTGTTGAAGTAGTTTTGAACCGCCTTTAAAATACTGTGTACGATCAAGCTTTTGTGTAGGGTAAAACCTACGCCACCATGTAAATTGACTCATATCTTATTAAAGATTATCGCGGACAGCGTTATGTAAAATCATTTGACTAGTTGGTGCAATACCAAAGCTAACCCAATTATCGATATTATTGAATCGTGAACGACACAGATCCATAATAGTCTCATCAAACGGCAAATGATTGCCATTGTTATCGGTCACGGGATGCCATACAGTTTCCCATCCCTCATTGAGGAATGTAACCCATGCCATTTCTTGATTCAAATCTAGTACCATGTGTTTGTGCTTTAATTATACTACTAATATAATAAAAAAACCCGACATAAAAAAATGTCGGGCTAACTTTTTTGCAAATATTTTAAAATTATTTTGCTTTCTTCTTTTGAATCTCTTCTATAAATTCATCGGCTGAAGAAACTGAATTTACAATCTTATTAGATTTCAATCCCCATTGCATAATGAACCAATCCATTTCCATTTCTGCAAACTTTTGTGAAAGACCTAATTGTTCTTTCAGGTGTTTAACACCCCATTGCACAAATGTTTGTTCTTGTTCATGTGTGACAACATATTTGGTGTACCACAATTGATCTGACTTCACATCATCATATGTTTTACCAAATGGCTCTAGTTGCTTATTTACTAAAGCTAAGAAAACTTCTTGTTGCTTCATTTTTTTAAACATTAGTTAAAAATTAATTCTTGTGAATCAAGAACACCCTGGTCTTGAAGATACACAAATTCATTAATTGACATTGATACCATAACGGTGTTTTGTGTTGCTATGCCAGAATAATTAATATGAATACCACTAACATCAAGTGGTGCGTCAGGTCCAATCAAACCTGAAAGTAAGATTACATCCGATGGGTGTACGTAGATATGAACTTTCATATTATTTATATATCTTATCAGAACATGCTTGACATAGTTGTCCGGCACCCTCTACATAATTATTACGAAAATCAATATGAATTGTTTCATCATATTGTGTTTCGGTGTTGCAAGATACGCATTTATCTTTAGCCATTTTAAACTGTTTTAAAGTTAGTGACCCGTACGAGATTCGAACTCGTGATCTTCTCCGTGAAAGGGAGATGTCCTAAACCGCTAGACGAACGGGCCGAATATTATATATTACCATTTACCAAGTGGACATTTTGAACGAGGTGAAAGTGTTTTTGCTGAAAGATTACAACCACAACCCCGTGTTAAATTTCCAGTAACTGTATGTGGTGCAACCTTCGTTGGATCGCATACAGAACCAGATCTTAGTCCACATTCATTACATTGATTAAGTCTTTTTTCTGAAAGTGCTTTTAATTGCGGATCAAGTGTATTAAACTTATCTTTAATTAAGTGTGCCCAACCTGTCAATATTTCATTGATTGTTTCCGGCTTCACTTTCTAAAACATTTAATCTACGTGTGTTAGCATCAACAATAGAACGTGTACGATCTGTAAACGTAGCAACCTGTTGAAGTGACTCATTCAATTGTTGAATATCCTGAGTAAGTGCATCCATACGTGAAGAAAGTTCACGCATGTTTTGAATGTGAGCTGCCATACCTGATTCAAGGGTACTAATCCGCTCATTCAAATTCTCTTCAAATTCAAAATTCTCAAACGAAACATCCATAATATCATTGTTTATTTTGATATGTAAATATACCACTGCAATAATGGATGCTATTGATAATATAATTGAAATCATTTTTTAATAGATATTTTTTTATATCTTTTATACTTATTTAAATAAAAATGTTTCAAAAATAAAAAAGGGTATACCTTTCGATATACCCTTTAGACCGGCAGTCAAGTAGTGGACCGTAACGGATTCGAACCGTTGACCCCCTGCGTGCAAGGCAGGTGCTCTAGCCAGCTGAGCTAACAGCCCAAGTTGATTGGTAATCAACATGCGATTGTTGAGGACAATCATAACCTCCACTTGGCTCCACCTTGTTTTTATAAGAGACAAGGAACTCTTTGGAGCGAAAGACCGGGTTCGAACCGGCGACCCTGACCTTGGCAAGGTCATGCTCTACCAACTGAGCTACTTTCGCATTCTTGGGGCTTCTCCTCTTTAGCGCGCTTTCAGCATCAAGGACCCTACCTAAGCGATCCGTCGACCGTGCTCTTAGGGTTTTACGTTTACCTCCCCATTTGGAGCCTCTTGTCGGACTCGAACCAACGACCTACTGATTACAAATCAGTGGCTCTACCAACTGAGCTAAAGAGGCATTTTGACTTAACCACCTCCCTATCTGCAGATGCATGAGACTGCCGAGCTAATTGCATATACAGTCTAGTTAAGTCATGGAAACGGTTCTGTTAAAGTGCTAGCCCCGTCCCCACGGCTAGACTCAGTACGATTACTTTGCTGCGTCTGAAGCACCTGGACCCTGTACCATGCCACCTTCTTCAGCTTCAACGTGACCTGGGCCAACGATGTCATCTTCGATAGGAGTAGCAACCACTGTAGTGTCAACAGTTGTTTCTTCAACTTGAGCAGCTTCTTCAGTACAAGCTACTGCAGCAAATGCTAGAGCAGCAAATAAAAGAACCTTTTTCATATCTTTGTTAATTTTAAGGTTAAAGGGAACTCTATTAAGTTCCTTTGCGGAGGCGGTAGGATTCGAACCTACGGACCTGTTACAGTCAACAGTTTTCAAGACTGCCGCGATCGACCACTCTGCCACGCCTCCTTTTGTTATTATCAATATTTCAAAGAACACAAATTATACATTGAATGTATTATTTGTTTCAGTTTTTGTTGAAATTTCTTTCAACTTTTGTTGCTCTAAGAGCGTACACGTCTGGGTTGTGAACCCGACAGGATTCGAACCTGTGACCGTCTCATTAGAAGTGAGATGCTCTATCCAGCTGAGCTACGGGTCCAAATCATTTTAGATTTAGTTTGTGCGGATGAAAGGAATCGAACCTTCACTTCGTAAGAAACCAGATCCTAAGTCTGGCGCGTCTACCAATTTCGCCACATCCGCATTGGAAGCCGAAACTTCCGTTGTGTAATCAAAAAAAACAAAGAACTAAACTTACTTTATTTATACTCTCAAGCTTGAGTTTGTTTCGTTTGAGATTTATATATTTTCAACTTTTTTTACCTCATTGATTTTTTCAAAACGGTAATTGTCTTTAATATAAAGATTCAACGCTTGACCTTGTGACTTTGCATTAACAAAGGCAACATAGTCCATTACAGATACTTCGTAATAAATATAACTTGCATGGCTAAAATGTACAGTCAATGTTTTATGCTCATAGTTATAAGAGCTTGATTGTACTGTTGAACTATCGTAAGTATTATTTTGAACTTTAATCATAGTAATTTCTTTTAACAGTTATTATACATTGCCTTTTAGAAATGTTTCTAAAGTTACAATAAAAATAAAAATATTTTAAGGATTAAACAAAAGGGAGTAAACTAGCGTATAAGTTATGGTTTTATGCCTGAGGGTAAAATATAACTTTAAATATTCTGGTTTGTAACATAAACTGGAAGTGTTCCAGAGAGCGCTCTTTCAAGTCTCTTAATAGCTTCGGCCAATTCTGCATTATTTGCTACTGGTGCTGCCGCTGTTGTATTTTCAGCGTTAGCTGTAGACCTACCAAGGCCAAGTGCATTACCAGCCCTTTCAATAATTCCAGGATTATTATTTCCACCAATGTTCTGTGCAAACTCATCAAGCTTTTCAACAAGCATTTCAATTGCCTCAACCATAGATTCACCCATTTGCTCGATTGCAGTTTCACCACCATTTTTAGAAAGGTATGCAAGGCCTTCGTAAAGTTTTCTAACCTCTGTAACCTTTTTAAGGTCTAGATCATTGATTGATTCTTTCCAATCTTCAAAAGAATCTGCAATATCTTCGTTGGCGTCAGCCATTCTTTGATATGCCATTGAGATTAAAAAATAATCATTTGGCTTTAATTCAGTAGAGTTTGCAAAGAATGAACTCGTTAGGGTTTTAATAAGTAATTGTGTCTTATTACCAACTGCTCTAACTTCTTCTTCTTTGATATCATTAAATGTTTTAACAAATTCTGTCAGCTTAATAAGAGGATCACCCATCTTTTTAACAACATTAATACCTTTTTCATAGTCAGAGCTTGTGAACCAAGTGCTACCCTGTGCGGCCTCTGATTGGCCAACCTCTGAGAATGTCTTAGAAAGAGCAAGAACAATATTTCTTGTATTTACACCAACCATTGCAAGGTCGTCAGTTGTGATAGATCTAAATTCAACAGGATTACCGTTCTTATCCCATTTTGTTGGGAACTTTAACATTGCCATATATTGAACACCTTGTGCAATACCTGAAAGCGCACGACCCATACCTGAAACTGCTTTAATACCCTGGTAAACCGATGAAGTTCCCGAATAATCACCCATAAGAACAGATGAAATAGAAGGACCACCGCCCGGATACTTTGCGCCAATTTCACCAAACGCTGTTGCAAGTACAGTTGTTACTTTTGCAATACCATCTGGAAGTGTTTCATAATTAATATCAAGTGCTTGAAACTTTTCAATGCCTTTGGCAATTGATAATAGGGCAATACCAGACATAATTAGGGCTGGTGCGCCAGCATACATACCTGCAATTGCAAGCGGTGGAAGCATGAATGAACGTGCAATAGATAGTAGTGCCCATTCCATGTTTGACATTGGACGACCACCTTTCATAATTGTAATACCAAGCACCTCAACAGGTTCTGTAGCATTACCTGAATCTGCAAAAATACCACCCGGTGCAAACATCTTAGGGCTTAAAGCATTTTGCATTGCCGAAATACCAAAAGATATTAAGAGCAGCGCCAAACCAGACATTATCATTGCACCAGCACCTGGAATAATAAACGCTGCTGCGGCACCCGCACCTGCCATTACAAGACCAAGACCGGTTACAGTTGCACCGATTTGAGCAATAGATTCCCAACCATCTGCATCTGGTTTGATTGCAGCGGTGAATACCAACATTGAAAGTGAAATTGCAAGAATTGGAAGTGTTGCAAATAACATTGCCATGGCACCTTGCCTAATAAGACCGCCAAATATACCAGCTATACCAAATACAAGTGCAGTACCAAGTACTAGTGACCCGACCATTGCCAGTGTTGTAAATGGAGCGCCGGCATAACTTAAAATAATTTCAGCTAATACAAAACCAGCGGCTAAAGAGACAATAGCCAAACCTGCAATAGCAAGTCCAGTAGCAACCTCTTTGATTTCTTTTGTGATTCCCATTTTACCAAGCATCCAGAACATACCACCAACAATGGTAATCATAAGCACCGAAAGCATTAAACCTGGAATACCTATAATAAGAAGTGGAAGTGCTAAAGCGAGTGTACCTGCAAAAATAAGAATGGCCATACCCATATCTTTGATAGCATCAATACCACCGGTAATGACATCCATCTTCTGCTTTGCATCTTTTGCGTCACCCATGGCATTTAGGGCTTCCACAATGAGCTTCATGCCCTGACCAATACCAGTAACACCTTTTGCTACTGCCGCGGCGTCACGGCCTTTAATTTTAACTTTATTGCCAACCTCTTTCTTTTCAGAAATGATTTTAAGATAATCACGTATCTGTATAAAAACGCCAAACAGGTCTCCACCTGGGGAAACCTGTAAGGACGTTAATTCTACAGCATTTGCAATTCGCTCTTGCTGACTATTTGTTAATTTCTCAAAAGGAGACTTAAAGAATTGCACTTAAAATTAAGCTATTATTTCTCTTATATATCAAAGTCTAGGTACCTTAATATTTGGCATCTTCATTGCACCCATATTAGGCATCTTTGGCATATTAGATTTCATAGAAGACATTTGGTCATTCATTGTTGCCTCTTCTTTCTCATTGCCCCTCTGTTGTTCCTTCAACATTGTTGAAAGTTCTTTTAGATGATAATGGTACTCGTAATACGGCATTGCTTCAATTTCAGACGGTTGCATCTTCATATGATGCATAAAGTAAAACTTCGTCTTAAAGAAGTTCTCCAGCGAGATCTGAAATAATGAAAAGACTTTTGATTCCACCTGGAAAGTTTAGCGGTACAAGGACCTCCTCGCCTTGCCTATCAACTACTAAATCAGGTTTAACACCAATTTTCATTTTCTCAGCTAGTCTGTAAATAACCATATACTTTCTTTCACTCCAACCCTGGAACTCGATTTCATTTTCAAAGATCTTCTTTGAATTGAAACCTCTCCAATCTTGTGTGATATATGGTAGGATTTGAATAAATGACTGGTCCCAAGATTTGCGCTCTCTTTGACGAGATTGCATAAACTTAGTAACCTCTTCCATAACACCAACTGTTGGTGGTGTCATAATAACTTCACCAGCTGATTTAGTTTGAATTACATATGCTCTTTTTTCAGCATCGTAGTATTGTTCAATTTCTTCTGGTACATTTTCAGTTGTAAAATACTTTGTACTTAGTTCAACATCAAATGGTGTACCATCCTTATCTTCACCTTTAAGCATTAGCTTGTTTTCAGGTTCTGGGAATGTTAGGTCTCTAATAGATAGGATTACATAAATTCTGTCTTCTTCACAGATATCTTTGTAAGTCAACATCTTTGTACCTGATTTGAACTTTGTACAAGATTTAATAATAAGATTAAGCTTCTCTTCGATATCGACAAGGTTTGTCTCATCCATTGTTGAGAATTGTCTAATCTCAGCTACTCTTGCTGAACGAATTTGAAGCTTTGCATCTGTTGGATAAAACTTACCTTCAGAAGGTAGGTCTTCTAGATTAATATCCATCCATCCTAAGTGTGCATCAGCATCTAAAGTATCATTCTGCCATCTAGCCATTGACGCTTTACCAAGACCATTTTTCTTAACCTCGTTAATCATGTCTTGGTCTTTGCTTTCTACCATGTCCTGGTAGGGATCCCTCGTGTTGTTTTGATCTTCCATAAATTATTTGTTTTTGAGCTGCTTTAGTTTATCTTTACTGAAGACTTTTTCTTCATCTCCTCTAGATTCTATCTCAGTTCTGATTAATTCTCTAATAAAAGCGGACATTGAAATAGGTCTAATACCTCTTTCGATTGCATCATTTAATATAATCCTATTGAGGACCGCAACCTCGTCTTCGGATAATAGTACTTGCAATTTGTTAGTTAGTTTTGAACTCATATTATAATGGTATTATAATAACTTTTTTAGGGTTAAAAAGAGAGCAGGTTTTACCCTGCTCTCCAAAATTAAATTAATAATCAATTAAGCTAGTTCTTCTTTCCATGAATCACATCTGAATTGAACTTCCATTTCCTGTGGTTCAGCTGCTGAATAATCACCAGCTTCTAGGAATGGCAAGCCAGACATTAGGAAACAATCTTCTAGAGTAACCGTTCTAAAGATATCACCCTTTCTGTTGAATTGAGTAACGATGATTGTACCAACGTAATCCTTTTTAAGGCCCATTTCACCAGTGTTAGGGTTGTAGATTAGTTTATACCAATCCTTTAGTGTTTTGTAAACATAAGCTTCGTTAGCTTCGTTTAGGTTAAGTGTAAAACCAACTGTTAGGTCGATAGACGTTGTATCTGGCTGACCAGCGAATGAACGTGTTACAAACTTAAACTTCTGCTCAGTCGTGCCGATAGCTTTGTTGATATCCATACCAGAAATTGACTTAACATGCTGAAGTAGCATGCCAGCATTTGCAACACCGGCTGGAGGAAGGATAGTTACTTCGAATAGATTCTGTTGAACTGGTTCAAAGTTTCTACCTTTCTTGCTTGTTTGATCTTGTGAATAATGTGGAAGTGGCATATCTTCTATAATCTTTTTTTATATATCTGATTAATTGAAGTTACCTGTCGCAATTTCACCAGTGTTTAGAACTGTAGTTCTTTGAACAACAATTTCTAGACCTTTAACCGGCTCAACAAAAGTATCTAGGATACCGATGTTTGCGTCAATGACCTCATTTGTATTATTTGTTGTATCCATTACGTTTTTGTAATCGTACACACCGTAATCCGCCTTAACTGATTCCATGAATGAATCTGCAAGTGTCTTGATTTCAAGTCTTGTTTGTGGTGTGTTGAATTCAAATACGTAATCCTTTAGGATTGCTGCTAGACCGTCCTGGATGTAAATCAACACCTCTCTTACGTGAGCTGAAGAAAGAGCTGATTGAACTGACTGCTGTGCAGTCTTGTTACCTAGGATAGTTAGACCCGCACCTCTTTGGAAAACGATTGGGTTGATACCGAATGGCTCAAGTACGTCTCTATCTGCCTTATCAAACGCGTATTCAGCGCCAACAATACCAGAACCTGAGATAACGCCTCTTCTTGGACCGGCAACGATTGCCCATGGTGCAGAATCAGTGTACTTATCAATAAAGTTATTAGATACGTAAGCTGCAGATGGAACCACTAGGTCCTTGTTATTTTCTCTAGCGATAAGTGCAGTGTAGTAGAATGCGTAGTTAGCACCATCATTGATACCTGGTAAAGCATAAAGAGATGTTGGATTCTTATCTAGGTTACCACCAGTTGCAATGTAGTTGATATCAAACGCGCCGCCTGCATTAGTGAATGAAGGGTTAGTTGACTTCTTGAATTCAAAAATTGCTGGAGCATTTAGAATCGCAGATGCATTCTGTCTTTCTTTTGCAAGTGCAGATAACTGAACCTTGTTTAGAAGACCACCGTCATAAGATGCGAATGTATCAACAATATATCTGAAAGTAATATTGTCTTTATCAACTAGTGCGTTTGCTAGACCAGAACCAAGTGTTACTGCATCTAGGCAATCAGTAATTGTTTGTGCACCAACTGCAGCACCATTTAGTACAAATGTTTTATAGTGAGAAACTGCTTTTTCAAATGACTTGTAACCTTTAAAGTCTGAAGTTGCCGCAGCTTCACCAGATGTGTATACTCTGTATGTAATATCACCCGTAACACCATCAACAGTTTTAGCAATTCTTAGAACCTTAACCAATCTATTTGGTTCAGCTGCTAGGATGTAATCACCAGCAACTAGGTCTAGGTCATGAGCACCAGCTGTAGATACAAAATCTACAAATGCACCTGACTGCCAAGTGTACGTTAGGTTTGAATCAAGTGCATAAGATCTTGCACCAGCACCGATAGCATATGACAGAAGATCATAAGAAAGTCCAGCACTGTATGAGTGACCAACTAGATCAAGCTTAGTGCCTGTTTCATCTAGGATTGCATCTTCTTGAACCGCGCAGAAAAGACCAGTTCTTCTTGCTTCAGAATTAATGATAGTTTCAATGTAAAGGTTATTACCTTCTTTATCAGTGAAGTTTGGTAGGATCGAACCTGTGTATTTTGCAAGTAGAGAAACTTGTCTTAGGTTTGCAAACTCATCAAGCTTTGTTTTATTTAAACCAGCCGTTGTGAAGTATTCACCGTAAATAGGATCCGTATCCATTGCAGCTGCCTCAAATGAACCCTTGAATACAAATACGTCAACCATAAAGTCTGACATGTAATCAAATGCATTTAGGTGTGCAGGTACATTACCTTCACCATACCAGTCTCTTGCTAGAATATCAAAACCTTTTGTGTCTTGAGCAGCTCTAACAATAACAGTGATATCATCTTGCTTGATATTGATAAATCTTAGTGCATTTTTTTCAAATGTACCAACGACTGCATTCAATTCAGCATCTGATGGTGTCCAGAATTTTTCAGTGTTGAAAAAGCTTGAATAGCTGTTTTTACCTTCTTGTGTTACAAGCGTTGCATCAGTTGCATTAGTAATTAGACCCTTATAGTTGATGTAATCACCAGACTCTGGTGTAACAATAACCGTTGGATTTAATGGATCATAAACCGGTGGTACGTATGCGTCAAAAGAAGACAGGTTAAGTGCTAGAATAGGACCTCTTGTTAGAGCTGCAAGCGCAGATCTGTGGAAGAACATACCTTTCTTTTCAAGGTTCTTGTCGATTGAACCGAAAACCTCGATAAACTGTTCAGTAGTGCTAATAAGAACTGGAGAATTGTAAGGACCCTTCTTAGAGTGACCTACAACCAGTCTGATAGTTTCAGCTGGAATATTTGAAGTCTGAGACTTGTCAAATTCTAGTCTGTAAACACCCGAACTTTTAAATTGTAATAGTTGTGGACTTAGTGCCATGATGTATAACTATATTTTTTATTTTATGTATATATCTCCGTTTTAATCTAATTGTTATGATAATAGATCATAAATATCATACTGTAGGTCTCCATCGCCATCAAAATCTTTATATAAAATAGATTCCATTTTATCATGTAGACTTTCATCAATAATATCTAACGCTTCTTCCACAAAGTCGGCATAATCAGTAGTACCGATAAATTCACAGATAGTTACACACGTCATAATAGTATCATCATTACCGTGCTGTCCACCGTAAGAACCATTTGGTAAAGTACCAAACATTGACGCTTCGTCAACTGTTGTCTTTTCATCAAAATAGACGCGGTTAGCTTCTGCTAGCTTTTTTAGGTTTTGACACATCACCGGTTTGTTATCTGATTTAATACGAATACCCGGCTTCAAAACCCTGGCGTCATGGCGGTGTTTGAACCTAACAATCATTTCTTCATCAAAGTCATTTCGTCTTGGAAAAAGAGAAGTCAAATATTTAATAAGAATTGTACCGTATGTATTGAATTCTATAACCAGCTTTGTGTTCTCCGGATTGAAAATATCTACTGAAAGTGTATAGAGAACTTTTGCAAAGTCTTCAATAACATGTTCATTAGACCTAAATACGCCAATTTGTTTTAACATGAAAAAGTCATACATGGCACCCGGATTTTGTAAGATTTCCATATGCTTTTCTTTCATAGGTATTAATTCAAACATGTTGATAACAGAATAGTCACCACCATTACCCTCCGCAATATCAATTGAGAACGTGAAGAATCTTCCATCTTCTCTTGCATATGCTGGATCAAAATCTGGATGCCATTGAAGAAAACCCTTCATATCCATATGAATATTTTCAAATTCATCTAGGTCGTGGTATACATAATTCTTAATGCCTTTACGTAGCATCTTCATTGTGCCCGGGCTAAATAGCAGGTTTGACGATGAAACGAATTCATTACCATACTGTCTATTAAATGCCTCTTCAGAACCTAGGTTATTAAGTTCTCGTTTGTACCAGCTATCATCACGGTCTGGGTGTTGCCACCAATCAATACGTGTTGGTTTATATGCATTTTCACCGCGGTCAGCTGCCGAATAAATTTCATAGAATTTATTAAAGCCGTTCGGTGTTGATGTGATATTAATACGAGATACCTTCGAAGCCGAAAGCGTTGGATAAACGTTTTCATAAAACGTATCCACAATTGAAGGATGCACGTGAGCAAACTCATCCAAATACAGGTTGTGGATTGTAAAACCAATACCCGATTTTGCAGTTGTTGATTGACCAACAATACGGCAACCATTGTCACACTTAACGTTCATAACGTCATACTTGATAATACCGGGCTTCATATAGAACGGTAGGTTTTCAAGTACAACTTTTGCTTTGTCAATAATCTCTTTAGTTGTATCTGATTTATTGGCAAGTAGTAGGGTTGTCTTATCAAAGTTGAATGTCAGGTACCAAGCATTAAAAATAGACGCCGTGACGGTTTTACCCATCTGTCTAGATGCAAGTACAACATTGAATCGATTGTCCTGGAAATCTTTAAGTAACTGCTTTTGGTAATCTCTAAGTTTAACTTGTTGAATACCCTCATCTGTCATTACAACAGCATATCGCTCAGCAAAGTATACAATATCGTTTGCACATTTTGCTAGTTCTGCAATTTCTTCATCCGTATATTCAAATACAATATTACCCTTACGAAGGTACTGCTTACTTTCGTAAAATGGTAAAGCAATCTTGGGGCGATAGCCCTGGTCCATTGCTAAAACTAAGTCATTGACTTTATTAGTGGACCATACAAGTTTCGATGCTTCTGTATCTGAATCCTCTTTTGGAATCCAAACATTATCTCCAGTATAATCGCTCATATATTAGTTATTCTTATGGGATTAAAGTCTAACGCATCTGTATCTGCATATATTGAATTATAATCATTGGAATCAATAAAATCCTTTAATGTACCTTTGCTAAAATATAAAATATCTTTTT